CTGATCCTATACTTATAACTCCTGAAGAAGGTAATTGATTTGTAGAAGTAAGATTTGTTGAAATAGTTGTAGCTATTGAAGATAAACTTGAACTAGTTTCAAAAGTTAGACCATCTGATGTACCATCTGTTGCTGACCTATACATTGTATATTCTGCTTGACCATCAACTAATGTAATTGAATTATTTTTTACTTCCCAAAAATGCAAACCTCTATTGCCCCATTCTTGAAACATTATATTCAAAGAACGTCTAGCTGTTTTTATATCATTACCTGAATAATCAAATCTGCCTATTCTTTCATAAGCTTCAGTAATTACATCATCAATATAAAAACCTGATTCAAAGGTTGTAGTTCCTGAAGTTGCCATTCAGCCTCCTACTTATCTATAAGTAATGTTGCGCCTGCAATATTTGTAATAGTAGAAACTTTCATTCCTCCGGGAAATAATATTCCATCTTCTGGAATATTAAACGCAAAGACATCCCCTGTTGGACAGTCTCCTTGGAATAAAGTTGTACTATCAGTATTGTCTTGTAAGATTATTGAACCTGCACCAACACCATCTGAAGCAAGAATAAGTCCTCTTAGTCTTGTTCTTCCAGCGAAGACAGCACCTGTACCAGAAACTCTTATTGCTTTTACATCTGATTTCATATTTTGTTTCTCCTTAAAATATTATGTGGGCCGAAGCCCACATTAATTAAGTTGTTGTAACGTCTGTACCAGTAATAACTTGTTTCCAAGTTGTTCCATCAGAAAAAGCATAAGTAGCATTTCCTGTGTAACCATTACCAACATAAACCATTAACGCTTCATTATTTACTGCGCTTAAAGTTTCACCGGATCTTGTTCCAGATGCAATAGTAAGTGTAGATGTATTTGAAACAGTCCAAGCAACAGTTCCACCTTGTTGTGTGTCATCTGTACCTGTGTGTGGGTTAACGTTTGCTCCACCAATAAACCCGTTAAGGGCTACTACTGGACCTTTAAATGTAGTGTTTGCCATGATATTCTCCTAGTTAAATTCTACATAGTCTCTAGGCCGTCGACTATACTGCGTCTATGCAGAATATTAATTTATGTATAGTGTGTAATTTATATATGAAATTATTAAAAAGTGCAAGAAATCCCTAGAAAAAAAACTACTTCTTGTAATCTTTAAGTTCTAATTAACCAGCAAAAAGATGAACTTCACCGTTTTTAAGATTACTAAGAACCTCTGCTTCTTGTTCTCTAATGATTGATCTAACTACTCGTTTGATCTCATCACCTAAAACAGACATTTCTGGTGTTATTTTTCCTCTGTTCTCAAGAAATAACTCGTTCCAATTAGATTCGAGTTTCAGTTTCTTTGCGAACAATACCATGTTGTCCTGAGCCATTTTGAACCTCCTCATAGGTTATATAAAAATCATTTCCAGTACCGTGATACTGCAGATCATTTTTTTCCCATTTTATATCAGATTTTCCTAGAAAGTCAATAATAGGTTTATTTAGCTCTTCCGTATTATTTATCTCTTTTTCACTTTCAATTTCAAAACTAGTTTGAAGATATTTTGTAAATATTTTTACAATATATTTATGTTTAGTCATTTTTTCTTTCTATATGTTAAATAAGGCGGGATTGTGTCCCGCCTTAAATAATTTAATTATTATGCTCCTGGTGAAGCAAAAATACCTCTAAAGTCAGAAACTCCAAAAGAGTATCTTTCTCTAGCTTTGTATCTTACGTTACCAGTGTCGAAGTCACCTTCCATAGCAGTCTTAATAGGTGCTCTGTTAAAGTACTTCATTCCATTTGGAACATCAGTAATGATGTAGAACGCATCTGGATCAGTTAAGAAATTGTTCACTCTGTAACCTTGAGGAACCATTCCCATAGACGCAATTGCGTTAATATCATTATCAGCAGTACCGACTCTACCTTGAGTTTTCATTAATCTCTCAGCAGTGAACTGAAGTTCAGAAGGGATAACCATTTTGATACCTCTCGCCGCGATTTTTAGACCTCTTTCGTCTGTCATCGCATTGATATCGATCAATGATTGCTCTAATGAAGTTTCGTTCAAGTCAGCAGCCGTTGCTAATGTGTTAGATACAGTTCCACTAACTGTTGGGTGACTAGTTGCAAATAATGCAGAACCGTCACCTGAAGTGAATGTACCAAAACCATTAATTAATGGGTTAACCGCTTTAACTTGTTTAGTGTTCGCCATAGATCTAGCTAACGCTTTAGTATATCTACTTCCAAGTCTGTCATATAGGTTATCTTCAACCGCTTCTTCAGTGATTGAAAATGCTAAAGCTACAGTCTCGTGAGTGTATCTAGCAGTGTATGTCTCTTGAGCATTGTCAAAAGTTACACCTGATCCCTCAGACTTAGTCTGTGCTTGAGCAAAACCTGATAACATTACTTCTTCTTCGAACGCTCTGTCCGATGATTCAGTAGTATATATTTCAGCATGCTGATTTTCATAACGTTTATATTCCAAGCCGAATAGTGCATTCAAACCTGGCTCTAGTTCTTTAACTAGTTGTCCTCTACTTATCGCCATATTTATCTCCTATCCGATTAGATTCCAGCTGTCGATTTTAAGAAATGCTCATTAATCGTAACAACCATATTTACATTAGAAGAACTAATGTCATTGTTGCTAGGATCATTTGAGAAACCTATTAATCTTAACTGAGCTGTTGTTGATACACCCGTTGTTTCGCTTAACTCTACTTTAGAAATATAGTTAGCCGAATCACCTGCAGCGTATACAGTGTTATAGTTAAAAAATACAGATGCTTGAGTAATCGCATTTGTACCATTTGATTGTACTTCGAACCTTTCATAAGGATCGTCAGAAACAAACCCGACAATATCAGTAGCCGCATTAGATGCGTCTAGGTGATTTGCCCATGTTGGTTTCTTAGTTGATGAATCAGTATAGAAAACACCGTTCAGTGAACCTAAAAGTACGTCTGTTGAAGTATTAGCTACGCCAATAGTTCCAGTAGCTAAAGCTTGAACTGGATCATTTTGGTATATAGCTGATGCACTTGCAGCAATACTGTATTCACTTAAACCTTGGTTGTCTCTATTCTGTCCAACTTTTCCTATCGGTCTTAGACCGAAAGCAGCGTCTTTATTTGCCATATTAGTTGTCCTCCTTAGACATTGTTAGTTTAAGTGTAATTTGTTGGGTAGGAATAGTTAAAAAATTAACTTTTCTTTGAGCCACCAAAAGTTACACGAGTTTGTCTATCAATATTGATAGGCATACTTGGGTGCTGTTCCTTCATTAAATCGTTGTCTACTGCCTCAACGTTATCTGCTGCCTGTTTTGTATAATAGTCAGCACGTTGTTTTGCGATTTCTTCCGGTACCCTTGCCAGCACAAGGCCGCCAACTCCGATCACTCCTGCGTATTTTCCGTCTTCAACTTGAGGATAATCTGAGTCTGGATATTCATCAGATCTAACTAATTCATATCCTGATCTAATTCTTCCAGAAACGTTTTTAGTGTCTTGGAATCCCATAGATTCTACTCTTATCCATCTGTGTTGAAAACCTGTTGGCGCAGGTGGTGCATCTAAAGATGATGGTGGAGTCCAAACTTTTTTATGAGCTGTTTTTTCTCTAGTCTGACTCGCACGCGAGGTTCTTTTATCGTTATTATCGTTTTCCATATGCTTAAGCCTCCTTCGTGATTTTTAATTGTTTCGCATACTCTTCAAGTGGCACACCTAATTTTTTAGAAATTGCTACCTGCGATGGTGTGAGCCTCACAGTTCTGCGACCAGTATTTGTACTTCGCTTTGCTGAAGCTACTATTTGTACGGGTTTGGTCGTTTCCCCTTTATCTGATGTATTTGTATCAAATTTCTGGGGGAATTCAAGTCTTATTCTTTTATCTATTTCAGAATAATACTCATCAGATTGGGGGTCATAACCCTCTTCCTCTGTGAGTTTCTTATGTAGATCAAAAGCAGTATAGGTCATAGCATTATCTTGACCAAACCATGAGTTTCTTGATGCCCATGTTTCAGCCTTAGGATCTGGTGTACCTTGTGCCGCTTGTTGTCTATTTAAGTTTAATTCAGGTTGTCTAACTTGTCTAACTTGTTTAGCTTTATTAGCATTAAACTCTTCCTGAGCATTTCTAGTCTCCTCAAGTTTTGCTTTTTTATAACCAAGTTCAGAAATAGCAGTTAAAGCTTCAGCTTCAGCAGTAAGATCATTTGCTTCTCTAGCTGCTGCAAGTTTTGCCTGCGCTGCTTGTACACCTGATGTAATACTATCTTCAGTTGATTTTAAAAAACTAGGCTCAAGTTTTGAGATTTTATTTTCTGCCGCTTCTCTTAATCTGTATTGCCCTCTTGCAAATTCAGCAGCCTCATCTTTTTGTCTCTCAGCTTCTCTCCATTTATGAGTTAGTTTTGCTATTCTTCTTTGTACAGATTCACTGTACTGTTCTAATTCTTTCTCGTCCGTTTTAGGATCTTCTTTCTTTTCTTCTAATTTAACTTCTCGTTCATTTTCGAAAGTTTTATCTTCGCCTTCTTTTTCTTCTACGACAGGTCTTATAGACGGTTCTTCTTTTACTTCCGTCTGTTCAACTTCTGCCTGGTCTTGTTCTTCTGCGATATCCACATCCATTGCTGGACCTGTTACATCGAGATCGACTTGTTTATTATCTAAGTCTGGCATAGTTTCCTCCTATTATACTATGTTAATATTGATGAAGTATGTCTTCGGGATTATCGATGTTTGCTAAAACTTCATCGTCATTTAGCAATCTTACTTCTCCGCCATCGATCTGGATTCTTGATCCAGCATATCTTGCAAAAATTATCCAGTCACCTTTTTTACACCAAGGTCCTTCTGGAAATTTTTCTTTATCATAACAGTGTGGGCCCATTTCGAGTACAAGTCCACATGTTGAACCAACTTGCTGTCTCTCTAATGTTTCGGATCCAATTAACAATCCACCTTTAGTTTTTTCAGGCATTTTAAATGGTAGAACTAAAATTCTCCATCCAGTTGGTCTAGGTAATTTATTTGATTCTTTTGTTTTAAGACGTTCGTATCCGTCCATTTCTTTTTGTGACTCTGTTTTATATTTATCCAGTAATGCTGACTTAGTCTCGGAAGGCTCCGAAGTCGACGACGTTTTCTGGTCTTTCTGTTTCAATATCATTTTTTTGCTCCTTAGGGTTTAGCAGGTTAGAGATTTCCTGAGATATTCTTAAATAGGCATGTGCCTGTCCCATCATATACTTGTATTTTTCCATATTGTCAACACCTCCACCTATCATGTTATCACCGATGTTTTGATAGGATTCTTTTAAGTGTTTTTGTATTTTATTTAGTATTGTTAGTTCTTCATTTAACATTTGCTTTCTTTCCTTTATTTTCACCTTTTTTAATTATGTAGTCTTGAGTACCATTAGCACCTGTTTCTACTTCTTTTTTTAAAAACTTAAAAAGATTCATTTCTTTTAATTTCTTTTCAGTATGTTTTAAAAATGTTTCTAAAACTTTATTATCTCTCATTTTTTTTATTTTTACATTTGCATCTTGGTGCAGTAAACCAATTATTAACCTTATCAAAGGCATTGTCAATAGCTCCAAAAAATTTATAAAAGAATCTATCTATCATTAGCAATTCCACTTTCTAAGTGATTTATTTATTCTTGAATCCGGATCCCTTGCAGTCTTAGCAGAAGTTAATTTCTTCTTCATACCAGACATTCTAGCACAAAACGAAGCTCTACGTTTAGCGTCTTTAGAACCTTTTTTTAATTTTGATGGTTTAGTGGTTACTGCTGTTTTTAACTTAGAACCTGGATTAGCTGCTCTATAAGATGCAACGCCTTTTTTATTCAGGCCTCCGGATTTAGATTTACCTTCTTTTCTAGTCCAAGCTGCCGTAGCCATTACGCTTTTTTAGTTGGTTTCTTTTTAGCAGTTTTAGCTGCTCTTTTAAAATTAGAAGCAGTCGGTGCACCTTTAGCTCCAGGTTTTCTCATTTTCTCACCTGAGCCTGCAGCGATTCTTTTTTTCTTAGCGTGAATATTTGCGTATAGTCCTTTTGCTTTAGCCATTATTTTTTACCCTTCATTGAAGCCATCATTATAGATGGTTTCTTTTCTTTTTTCTTTTTACCTTTAATAAGTTTTTGAAGTTCAGGGGGTAAAGTTTTTTGTGCTTTAGTTAAAGTTGGTCCACCTTTATTATAAAAATTTCTCATTATGAATTCTTCCCGTAAGTTTTTTTGTTCATACCTTTAGTAGTACATCCACCACCTTTAAAGTTTACTCTTCCACCTGATTTAAGTTTTTTAACATCAAAAGGATTAGGGTCTTTTACTTTTAATTCTCTGTCAATTTTATTTTCTAACATCACTGCTTCGTTTGAAGCTTTTAAAGCTGCTTTTTCTGCAGCTATTTCTGCTTTAGTTTTTTTTGGCATTACTTTTTTCCTCCGTTTTTAAATATCTGTGTTCCCTTTATACCATAAATTGATGCTACTACAAGTATCCAAAGATTAGTAAACCATGAAGGAAGTGAAGAGAAATGTTCAAAAAATATATTTACCTTGTCCATCACAGTTGGATCGTCGCTTATGACTGCCCATGCAAGGATTGCTATTGGCGCCGAGAGAATTAACAAAACTGCCTCGTCCTTCCAATCTGAATCTCTAGATTCTAAAAGTTTTCCTTGGTAAGCTTCCTCACCACGAGCCATACGAGATGCATGCATAAGCTGTGCATCTGACATAGCCATTTTCGTCTTCTGCTTATTAGCGTAAATTTTACTTCCAGCAGAAACGGCTAATTTAATTGCCGAAAACCACATGTTAGATCCAAGTAGCTTTTCTAGATTTAGATTTTAGCATTCTTTTAGTGCCTTTTACTTCAACTTCTTCACCTTTTGCAATGTAGTTGTAAGCACCATCAGCTGTAGTCTTAGATCTAGGGTCAATTTCAAGATTCATTTCATTTTCAGATGGAATCTCAACAATTTTACCACAAATATCATTAACATTATTATATTTTTTCATATTGTCTCCTTATTTATTTATTTTAGCCTTTTTTAAAAGATTTGTCATCAATTAATCGTTACCACTTCGCATTATAGATACTTTAGGTACTACGTTACCTTTATTTTTCATCATAGAGTCGACACTAGGTATAGTTTTGCTTAAAATAGTTTTTTCAATTGATGTATCAGCTCTTAAATTTGCTAATTCTTCATTTTGTTCAAGTTTATCTTCTTGATTTGACTGATTCATCATTGCTTTCATCTTATCTAGATCCATTCTAGCTTCATCATTCTTCTTTTTCTCTGCATTTTCAGCTGCTCTAATGTCTAACTCTCTTGCTCTTAGTTTAGCAATTGGATCATTATCAAATTCACCTGTAATTTTCTTTTCTTCTGCCATAAATTCTTCCATCATGTCAGCAATGAGTTGTGCTTTTCTAGCTTCAATTTTTTGAGTTATCTGTTGCATTTGCATTTGCATTTGTTGAGCCATTTGTGGATTCTGTTGACCCATTTGTTGAGCCTGCATTTGCATTTGCTGCATTTGTTGCATCTCATCTCTAAATTCTATCTCAACTTGTTCTTGTGACATTAAACTAATGTGTTCAAAAATATTTTTTTCTAAACTTGCCATTACCATTGGATTATTTCTTGCAATGTTTGTCGCCATAAAATTTAAATGCGCAGTAATATGTGATCTATGATCTTGATTAGGAAAAGCTTGAAACTGTGCTCCACCTAAAGCATCAATATGTTCTAATGCCGGATCTTTAGGCATAGGTTGTTGAGGTTTAACTAAAACAGCATCAATATTTTTTACACCTAATGCTTCATACATATTTCTATATGCAGAATACATGTTGTGCATTTGTGGATTAGATTGTGCCAGCTGCAATTCCGTTTGCGCTAGTGAAATACGCTGTGTTTGAGAAAAAATGTTAGGGTCAGCAACTGGCAATATATCTACTCGGTCATCAAAGTCAGATTGCATAATCATTCTTTGGCCCCCAACTACATCATACGGATATTCTTGTGGTAGATATAATTTGAATACTCTAGCCATAAGTCTGAATTCATTTTTTAAAGCTGAGTAAATTCTTTTATGTATTGCCGACATAGTTCTACTGCCTCTCTCTAAAAGAGCAACTGTTGTTCCTACTGCCGCTTGTTGATTTCCATCTCCAACTTGTAAATCAGCAATTGATGCAAATCTTTGACCTGCAGTAACTACGACTCCCATAAGCTGTAATAAAGTTTGACTCGGTTCTTTAAATGGTAACATCATAAATGAGTCTCTTAAGTTACCGCCTGGTGCATCTACATCTCTAAACTCACCGGGTTGAATTGATTGTGCATCATCTCTAATTCTAATACCACGCATTTTAAATCCAGCAGGTAAATTAGATAAAGTTCCTGCATCTAATAATTGTCTTAATGCAGAAGTTGCAGTACGAGATAATCCACCTATCATATGAATTAAACCAAAACCATAAAAACCTAAACCTGGTAAAAATTTAAAGTGTACAAAATATTGAATTTTATTTTTCTTAACATCTCCTATTTCGTAGTTTCTTTTAATAGAAAGAATCTCACGTGAGCTTTCTTCTAGAGTTATAAGATAAGGTACTTTAATACCTGTGGGCTCACCAGTCTCAGGATCCATATCTTCAAAACCTTCAAGATCTAAATCAATGTGACATTCTAATAATGTATAAACGTCTTCGTTTTGAGATTTAGAAGTTCCTTCTAATTCTCTTTCTTTTTTATCAATTTCTGATTCTTGGTCTGAAGGTTTTCCAATATCTATGTCTTTGTAAAAACCTGCAACTTGTTGTTTTCTTAAATCGTTTTCTGAAACTTTAACACGGTGAATAATTGCTTCTGCATCATCTAATGAAGTTGCAGTATAAGGTACAATTAAATCATCCGCAGGTACAAATTTTGATACCGCTCTTTGTTCTATATCATCATAATAAATTTTTTTAAATGTAGATCCTGAAAGGGGTAAATGAAATAACATAGAATCAAATTCAGGTTCATACTCTTTCATTTGATCCATAATTTGATAATTCATAAAATCTTTAACACGTGCTGCCTGTTGTGTTTTTTCCGGTGTAGATAAACCCATGACTTGAGTTCTAACCGGTCCATCAGCAGGTAATAATTCTTTGTAAGCTAATGATTGAAATTGTGTAACAGCTTCAGCGAGTACTGGGTGAGTTGCACCTGATGCACCTGAGAAAGGTTCTGTTCTATTATCGTATTTAAAACCTAATAAGTCTAAACCTTGCGTATAAGTTTTTTCCCAATCTTTTCTTGATGAGACATACTCTTGATATTTAGAAGATAAATCAGATGCTAGTTTTCCTAATACATCATCGGGTAAAAATTCTGCTAAGTTTGAATAATGTTCATCACCACCTTCTGGTGCTGCAGCTTGTGGATCTAAATCAATATCAACAGACCCGTCTTCGTTCTCTTCAATTTCTATACCTTCTGGAGATTGTTCTCGTTCTTCAATTTGTTCAACTAAAGTTTCTTTAACTTCTTCTTCACCAGGTATTTCAAATTCTTTTCTGACTTCGTTTGGAAGTGCTTTGTCTATATCGGCCATTTATTTTTTCTCCAGATTGTTTTATTGTTTTAACAGTATTATACGTAATATTCAAGCCCTGAGGCATGGGTCCGGCTTCAGGGGGTAATAAGTGTTTCCTTGGGTATTTATTCATTATTTTTTTCTAATTTTTTCTGGTACAGGAACACCTGCTTCTTCAAATATATCATCGGAAAGACCAGACATCTCATCAAGAACGCTACCTGTTTCAGGCCCGTCATTTCTAAGATAAGTAGTTCCCTCTTGATAATCAGGTTTGCTTTTAATAATTTTAGTTTTACCATTAGCTGTTTCTTGAAATATTTGTTCACCTGGTCTATAAGACATATAACTTTCTTCCGTTACAGGAGAACCATAATAATCCATATCCTCAGCAACTTTAACTCTTTGAATTTCAATTTGACCTGTTGCCATATCTTCTGTTAATTCAAGATCTTTATATTTTTTAACAGATTGTCTTTCTGTTAATGCTCCAAATTGAGTTATGTCATCTCCAAAAGTTTTAATTTTAGCAACTAAATTCCAGAAATGTGCTGGAGCAGCCTCTACTGTTTTTTGAATAACAGGTGCTGCGGATTCTGCAACTTTTGCTGCAGGTTTTATAAATTTACCTAAAACAGGAATTGATGCTAATCCGCCCATAACTTTCATGAAAGTTCTTCTATTCATTTTTGGATCTTTAGATCCGTCTTCAAAACCTAATCTCATTATACCACCATTAGCGGCCATGATACCAGAAAACGCTTCGGGATCACCTCTTCTATTTTGTTGTATGACTTCACTACGTTCTCTAGATAATAAATCATCTCTTTGTTCATCAGTTAAAGATTCTAATAATTCTTTTCTCTCTAACATATATTTACCACCTTGATAAATACCTTCACCTGCTAATGTTGCAATACCAATTGGAGACGCGACCCTTGCAGCACGCATTGCCATTTTCGGTGATAGACCTAAATTTAAAACTCTTTGTAATATTTTATTTTTTGTAAATGCTTCTGTTCCTTTAACAAGACCTGGTGCAAGAGCAGCTTCAGCTCCTGTAGTTAATCTTCCTTCTGTTGTTCTTGGATCAAAAGTTCCACCTAATCCTTTTGTTGCTAGTACAGCTCCAACGGGAGTTGATAAAGCAATTTGTCCAGCGTATTTTCCAAACTTACCCATATCTTTTAAACCTTGTTTTATTAAACCGGGATCTGCCATGGGGTTTGAATATAATCTTGAAGCTCCTGCTTCTGCTTTTTTCAAAATACTTGACATAACTTTTGGATTTTTTACTTCTTCTGCTATTTGAGATAATGGTTTTATATCGGAAGGGACTTTAAAAGAATAACCTCTAGCCTCATAGTTTTTTTGAAAAGCATTTTGATAATCTTTTGAAAGTTTAGAATAATTAGTAATTGTTTCTTTTGGATTGTTTAAAGATACTTTAAATAATTTTATTTTAGGCTGCCCCGGTTTTACATCTTTGTTTAATTTTGTTTCGTATTCAGAAACATTATTATTGAATTTTTTTACTGTTTCATTAATTTTTTTCTTATCCCCTGTAGCTATTGCATTTTGTAAACTTTTTTCATTAATTGATTTTTTTCTATCAAATTCATATTTAGTTTGCTTATTTAAATCTCCTTTAATAATTTGACCAAAAGCTCCATAAGGAGTACTTCCTCTTCTAACCGATGATATAGTTCCACCAGGTTCGTCTATTGCGTAAGTTTTTCCAAAACCCTCTGGAGTGTTATATCTAATAGCACCTCGGGTTGTTGCTGTACTTCTTTCTCCCACAGATTTACCTATTTTAAGATCTGCAAGGCTTCTCATAGCGCCTCCATATATGTCTGTTGCTGTATCTAATATTAATTCAGATCCTTTTTTATATGAAGGTTTAATTCCTTCTACTTTTCTATCACCTAAATAAGTAGAAGCTAATTGTGTTATTCTATAATCTACAATTCCTTTATCATTTGTTTTTAAAATTTTTGCAACTTTATTAAAATCAGGGACTTCTCCTTTTTTAAAACTATCTTTTATATATTGATTATTATTTAATAATCTTAAATCATTATCAATAATTTTTGTTTGAGGATTTTTTAATCCTCTAGATTCACCTAACTTTTGTATATTTATAATTCCTTCTTTCGTAAAATTTTTAATTGTTTGATAATCAAATTTACCTATTTTTCTCATTTCTGTTAAAGATGGTTTTCTTCCATTTTCTTTTTTAAAATTTTTTACAAAATTTATAGCTCTGTCTTTAGTATACTGTACTCTTTCTTGAGTAGGCATTAAATCAATTGGATTTTTTCCACTTTCTAATGTTGTTCTTTCAGTTCTTATTCTTGTTTTTCTATCTTTAGAAAGCTCTTCAAAAGGTTGACCATATATTTTTTGAGCAACTTTCTCTTGCATTTTAGTTATAGGTGATTTTTTCCAAGAGCCTATTTCTTGATCAGAGTAAGAACCTGTTCTAATTCTACTTCGTTTTTGAGGATCTAATTCGTTAAATGGTTTTTTAAATCTTTTTAATGCTTCTGCTTCCTGTGCTTCTGTTGCAGGTTTTACATATCCTGCTTCAGCAAAGTTTTCTCTAGTTTCTATTTGTGGAGATTCTGGTCTTGTCAACCAAGACATCATCTGTTCGTATTCGCCTATTTTCATTACATACCCATCAGGTAAGATAAGCCGCCGTTAGCTTGTTTAGTTCTGTCGGTGCCTTTTTTAAATATATCTATAATCTCATCACCGCTCATTCCCATTTTATCCATTTTAAATGTCTGTTCTACCATAGCAATCATATCAGCTTTCATTGTAGGTGATGAAGATGCAATTTGATCTGCAAGGTCTATAGGCATTCCTGGATATTCTAACATAAGATTATCAATCTCTATACTTTTCGCTAAACCTTCAGGAGATGTATCGCTCATTATCTTAGCCACACCTTCTTTAATTT